GCCGAGGCGACCGACGGCGACTGGATCGTCATCCGCACCGCCGCCGACCCGATCGCCCGGGCCGAGCTTGCCGCCTGGCTCCACGCCGAGCTCATCGTCCTGTGTCCGCCGTACGAGGTGCTCGCCGCACGGGCCGCGCGGCGCAATGGGCCTCGCGCCTTGAACGGTATCCGGCACTGGCTCGCGCTCAACCCCGAGCATGGCTGACCCGGCCTACGGCTACCGGCACCAGCGGTCACGCGCCGCATGGGACGCCGAGCTACAACGCAGCGGCCCAGTCGCCTGCCGACGCTGCCGGCTCCCAGTCCACTGCGACCGTGACCGACACCTCAACACCGACGGGGCCAAGTTCGACCTGGGCCACGGGGTCAGCGTCAAGGCTGGCGGAGACGGCTCCGACTCCACACCCGAGCACCGCGCATGCAACCGACGCGCCGCAGCTGCGATGACCAACGCGCCGCGAGCGTCACGCGACTGGTGAAGGGGTAGGGGGGTCAAAATCTCCAGCCGGGAAGGCCACTAGGACCCCGCTGTCTCGATTTCTACCCCTTGCATTTTTCCAGCCCGAGGAGGCGGCATGGCTCTGCGCGTTGTCTCTCCCGGCGAGAAGCCCCCGGCTCCACTCAAGCCCAAGTCGATCGTGCAGGCGGCTGAGGAGGGTTCGCGGTTGGAGTTGCTGAGGGCGCTGCGACTACGGCTGGCCCGTGCGGTGCAGGACCCTGAGTGCCCTCCGCGTGACCTGGCGGCGTTGACTCGCAGGCTTGACGATGTGGCGAAGCAGGTCGAGGGCCTGGAGCTTGCCGCCCAGCAGGAGGATCGTGAGCGGGTCGACGTCGACGACGAAGACTGGTCCGCGGAAGCTCTCTGAGGCTGCTCGTCACCTCGTCTTGCCGTCGGGCATTGTGACGTCGGGGTGGCCGGCTGTTCGGGGCAAGCTTGCTGAGCTCGGCATCCGTTTCGACCCGTGGCAGGTGGGTGCAGCGCGTTGCATCCTGTCCAAGCGGGCTGATGGACAGTACGCCGCGGGCATCGGTGGTGTGGTCATCTCGATTCCGCGCCAGGTTGGCAAGACCTTCCTGTTGGCGGGGATCATCTTCGCGCTCTGCCTGCTCAAGCCGGATCTGACGGTCATCTGGACGGCGCATCAGGTGCGTACCGCCGCGGAGACCTTCCGAGCGATGCAGGGGTTTGCCAAGCGGGCGAAGGTTCGGCCTCACATCAAGCGGGTCGTGCTTGGGTCTGGCGACGAGGCAATCGAGTTTGCGAACGGCTCCCGAATCCTGTTCGGCGCCCGTGAGCGCGGTTTCGGCCTCGGCTTCTCGCAGGTCGACATCCTGGTCATTGACGAGGCGCAGCGGGTAACGGAGCGGACGATGGACGACATGGTGCCGACCATGAATCAGTCGGAGAACCCGCTGCTATTCCTGATTGGGACGCCACCTCGGCCGACTGACTCGGGGGAAGTGTTCCGAGCTCGTCGAGCTGAGGCGCTGTCGGGGACGGCCGAGGACATGGTCTTTATCGAGATGTCGGCGGACCCGGATTGTGACCCGGCGACGTGGGAACCTGGCAGGCCGGACTGGGCGCAGGTGGCGATCGCCAACGTGTCGTTCCCTGACCGCACCAACCGTGCCGCGATCTTGCGCATGGTGAAGAACTTGGGTTCGCCGGAGTCTGTCCGGCGCGAGGCGCTCGGCATCTGGGACGAGGTCGCTGTCAGCGCTGGGGTGGATCACCAGGCATGGGCGGGGAGCCTCGACGCCTCCGCCTCTCATAGCGCCGACGTCGTCCTTGCGGTTGACGTGAATCCGTCTCGCACGTGGTCGACGATTGTGGCGGCTGGGCTGACTGAGGATGAGCGGCTGCTTGTCGAAGTCACGTCCGAGGTGGTCGACGGGGTGCGGATCATGGATCACCGTCCCGGCGTGACGTGGGTTGTGCCTCGGCTCCGGGAGATCGTGAAGCGGCTGCCGATGGGGCGCGTGCGACTGTTGGCGAGGTCTCAGGCGGAGACGCTGTACCAGCCGCTGATCGAGGCCGGAGTCGACGTCGAGTTGGTCGCCGCGGTCGACTACACGAAGCAGGTGTCACAGTTCGTCGATGCGTTGATCGCTCGACGGATCGTGCATTTGGGTCAGCCGGACCTTGATGCCGCCGTGGGGGTGGCTGTGCTCGTGCCTGTCGGCGAGGAGCAGTCCCGCTGGGGTCGGAAGAAGTCGCAGGGAGAGATCGGGCCGCTGGTGGCCGCAACGTTGGCAGTCGCAGCCCTGGACGGGCCTGAGTCGGCGTACGAAGACAGAGGGCTGGAGGTGGTCTGAGTGGGCATTCTCGACACTGTCCGTAGGTGGTTTGGCACGGGGGCCACCGCGTTGACGCCGTACTACGGAACCACTGTCGTGGGCGGAATGGCCTACCCACACTTCAATCTTCCGCCTATCGAGCGGATCACCTTCAATGGCGCCGCGACGTCCTGGTCGGATGCGGTTGGCGGATCGTCCGTGCTCGACATGTCTCCCGCTGAGATGTGGCGCACGCAACCACACCTGCGGACTGTGGTGTCATTCCTAGCGCGCAACATCGCGCAGCTGGGGTTGCACTCGTATGTCCGTGACGGCGACGACCGCAAACGAGATCGGGAGTCCGACTTGGCGCGGCTCCTGCGTCAGCCGAGCATGACGTCGACGTTGTATGAGCTCATCTACGCCCTTGTCGTCGATGACGCGCTCTACGACTCCGCCTACTGGGCGGTCATTCCCGACCCTGACGCCCGCTCTGGGTGGTCACTGGTGAGGTTGCCGCCTGCTTGGGTTGTGCCGGTGGCCGACTCGGCATTCACCTGGGGTGAGTACCGGGTCACGTCACTCAACGGCAAGACTGAGGATCTCCCGGCGTCGTCCGTGTGGAGCCTGCACGGGTACCATCCGACCGACCCGCGCCGTGGATCGTCGGCGCTCCTGTCGCTCAAGGGGACGATGGAGGAGGCGCTGACAGCGCAGACTCATCGCAACCGGGTTTGGGAGCGTGGCGGCAAGGTGTCGTCGGTCCTGATGCGGCCGAAGGATGCGCCGAAGTGGTCCGATGCCGCCCGTGAGCGGTTCCGTGCCGACTGGTACGCCAAGTACACCGGCGACGGTCCTTACGTGGGCGGTACGCCGATCCTCGAGGACGGCATGACGCTGGAGCGCGCTGACTTCTCCGCGTCGGACCAGCAGTTCGTCGAGGGGTTGAAGTTGTCGTTCGCCACGGTCGCCGCGGCGTTCCATGTCAACCCGACCATGGTCGGAATCCTCGACAACGCCAACTACGCCAACGTGCGCGAGTTCCGCAAGGCGCTGTATGGCGACACGCTCGGGCCGATCATGGCGAAGATCGAGGACCGGCTGAATACGTTCCTGCTGCCGATGATTGGCGTCGATAACGACCAGTACTACGTCGAGTTCAACATCTCCGAGAAGCTGCAGGGCAACTTTGAGGAGCAGACTCTTGCGCTGCAAGCCTCGGTGGGTCGTCCGTGGATGACGGCGAACGAGGCCCGCGCCCGGATGAACATGCCGGCGCTCGACGGTGACGCCAACGAGCTCATCACCCCATTGAACGTCATCGCGGGCGGCCAGGCGTCGCCGCGCGATTCGGCACCGAACAAGCCCTGAGGAGGCTGACGCATGCTGACCAAGGATTTGCCAGTCAAGGTGAAGGCCGGGCCGCACGACGGCCTCGACGAGGGCACGTTCCGGGCGTACGCCTCCGTCTTCGGCAATGTCGACTCGTACGGCGACGTCGTCGTCAAGGGTGCGTTTGCCGACGACCTGGAGCGGTGGAAGTCGCAGCCGTCGCCCATCCCGCTGCTCTTCGGGCATCAGATGAGCGACCCGGACTTCAACCTCGGACACATCGCGCTTGCCGTCGAGGATGACCACGGCCTGCTCGTCGAGGGCGTGCTCGACCTGGATAACCCGAAGTCGGCGCAGGTATACCGGATGCTCAAGGGCGGCCGAATCAACCAGCTGTCGTTTGCATACGACGTGCTCGATTCGGCTGAGGCGACTGTCGACGGCGCTGCCGTCGTGGAGTTGCGCAAGCTCAAGTTGTACGAGGTGTCCCTCGTGACCATCGGCGCGAACCAGGCGACCGAGGTTCTGGCGGTCAAGGCCGCCGCTGATGCGCTGGTCGACGGGTCCAAGGCGGGCCGCGTCCTGGCGCAGAAGCATATTGACTCCCTGCGCGCCGCGCAGGATGCCATCGGTGCGGTCATCGCCGCCGCCGAGGGCGACGACCAGGAGAAGGCCAGCGGTACACGGGAGCCGTTGCCCAACATCGACGAGCCCGACGGGGCGAAGTCCGAGGTTGACGCAGCCATGCCCAGCCCGTCCGTCGACGTCCTGGCGGCACTCATCCACATCACAGAAATGGAGTTCCACCATGGCCCAGTCCATGCATGAGCGCCGTTCCGACGAGCTGTCCGCCGCTAAGGCCATCGTCGAGGGCGCGAAGGAGGCCGTACGCGGTCTCACCGATGATGAGCAGGCGCGAGTCGACGCTCACCTCAAGAACGTCGACGATCTCGACGTCCAGATCAAGGCGGCCAACGAGCAGCAGGCCCGCATCAAGCGGCTGGGCGCGCTCGACCGTCCCGAGACCGGCGACGATCCCGACGTGAAGCAGTCAGGGGACTTCCTCGACCACTTCATCAAGACCGCCCAGCCGCAGCTGGTCGGCAAGAAGGGCACCCGCTTCTCGGTGTCGACCCCGGAGTACACGTTCGACGGCTCGAAGGCCGCGACCGTGACCACCGGACTGTCGCTCCCGCAGTTCGGCGACGTGGTTCCGCTGCGCCTTCAGCGTCCCACCGTGGCCGACCTGCTCCTGTCGGGCAGCATCACCAACGGCAACTCGTACACGTACTTCGTGGAGGGCGCCGTCACCGGCGAGCCGCTGGCCGTTGCTGAGAACTCGGTCAAGCCTGAGATTGCAGGCCAGTTCACCCCGGCGACGGAGACCCTTGCCAAGGTCGCTGGATGGACCAAGGAGTCCGACGAGCTCATCGAGGACTTCCCGGCGTTGCACTCGGTCATCCGTGGCCGGCTGCTGACCCGCCTGGCGATCGCCGAGGAGAAGCAGCTGCTGAACGGCTCGGGCACTGCCCCGAACGTGCGTGGCCTGCTCAACCGGGTTGGCATCCAGACCGAAACCCAGGCTGTCGCGCCGGACACTGCGGCGGATGCGATCTTCCGCGCCATCACCAAGGTGTCGACCGGGTCGTTCCTGCCGGCGGACTTCGTCGTGATGAACCCGGCTGACTACCAGACCTTGCGTCTGGCGAAGGACCTCAATGGTCAGTACTACGGCGGCGGCTTCTTCTCCGGCGCGTACGGCCAGGGTGGCGTCCAGACGATGCCGAACGTCTGGGGCGTCCCGACGGTGGTCACCACCGCGATCGCCGCCAAGACGGTGCTCGTGGGCTCGTCGCAGGCGGCGCAGGTGTTCCGTAAGGGCGGCGTGCGAGTCGACATCGCCAACCAGAACGAGGACGACTTCATCAACAACCGGATCACCACGCTGGTCGAGGAGCGCCTGCTCCTGGCCGTGTACTACCCGGCTGCACTGGTGAAGGTCACCCTGCTCTGACCCGATTGGTGAGGGGCGGCCTCGCGTCGCCCCTCACCGCACCAATCCTTGAAAGGTCCGACCATGCGTGAATACGAAGTCATCATCAATGGGATGCCGCACACTCTGCAGCTCGACGAAGAGGGGGCCAAGCGGTACCCCGACGCGAAGCTGGTCAGCACCAAGCAGGCCGCCGCACCGGCCAACAAGGAATCGGCTGCACCCGCGAACAAGGCCGCGAAGAAGGCCTGACGTGTTCATCGGCGCTGAAGACCTGAACGCGCAGATTCGCGGGAACGTCCCCGGCGCCGAGCTGCTGCCGTTCATCGAGGCCGCTTGCGATGCCGTTGTGCAGGCGTGTGGTCCGATCGAGGAGGACGACATCACCGAGCGAGTTCGCACCGGCTCAGGCGTCGGAGTGCTGCGCTACCCGGCCCAGTCGGTCACGTCCGGCGCGACGCTGTTGGATGGTCCGGCTGGACTCGTCGAGGGCGTCTCGGGTGATGTGACCTACAAGGTTGGCTACGCGACGCCGCCGGGCTGGGCCAAGACGGCGGCGGTCATCATCGCTGAGCATCTGTGGCAGACCCGCCGTGGCGCTGGTGCTGCTGGTCGTCGCGCTGTCGACATGTCGCCGGTCGCTGGGATTGGCTATCTGGTCCCCAACCAGGCGGCGGCGCTGATGCAGCCGCACCTGCTGCCTGCGAGGCCGTGATGCCGGCACGTGTGGCTCCGGCCGTGTTTGACGTGTACGACGCGGTTCTGGCTGGGATGCGGTCGAGGCTGGCTGGCTGGAATGTATGCGACGGATACCCAGTCACGTCGGACCCGTCAGACTTTGTCGCGGTCGGCGTGTCTGACCCATTCTCGAGCTCGGCCGCGCCATCGGCGCAGTACGCCGCCGACTGGAACTCTGCCTCATGCCGGACGCTCGACGAGTCCGGCGAGGTGACTGTCGTCGCTGTCGCCGTTGATGGAGGGGGCGACCCTGCGCCGCCACGGGACCGTATCCGCGCCCTGGTCACCCTCGTGGACGAGTGGCTGCGGTCGGTCCCCGCGCCGTTCGGGCTGCCGTACATCTGGCAGGTCCGACTGTCGTCCGTCGCCATCGAGCAGGACCAGACCACTGCCGAGGGCGCGCTGTGCATCGCCGTCCTGACCATCGCCTACCGCGCCCGCATCTGAGGAGACCCGCATGAAGATCAAGTCCATCCTGCCGTACCCGGTCGAGGTGCCGAACCTCGGCATCGCCGCTGAGCCTGGCGAGGTCGTCGAGGTCGACGACGTCCAGGCCGAGGTGCTGATCGAGTCGGGCGCCTGGGTGACCGCTGAGAAGTCCCGCACCACCGCCGCGAAGGAGAAGTGAGATGCCGACCCCACTGGATTACGCCCTCGAGGTGGCGCCGGAGTCGACGTACGGCACCGCCGGTACGCCGTGGCGCGGCCTCGACATGACGGGCGAAAGCTTGCAGGCCAAGAAGGAGACGAAGCCGTCCGCTTCGCTGCGTCCAGGGCGGATGGGTGCCCGGACGCGAGGCGTGACGTGGTCGGAGGGTGGTGGCTCGACTGAGCATGAGGCGGTCGCCCGCGGCATGGGTCTGCTGTTCCAGGCGCTGATGGGCTCCGGAACGTCCACGCTGGTCTCCGCTGGCCTGTACCAGCAGGTGTTCACGTTCGCGTCGACTCCGCCGGCGTCGGTGACGCTGCGCAAGTCGATCCCGCAGCTCAACGGCACGACCTGGGGTCAGTACACGTTCACCGGTGCGATGAGCACCGGATTCGAGTTGTCGATCAGCTCCAAGGACATCCTCAAGATCAAGGCCGACTGGCTGACCAAGTTCCCCACCTCTGGGACCACGACCACGCTGACGCCGACGTACCCGGACGCGGCTCCGCTGCTGACGTTCGCGGGTGCTGCACTGTCGACGGGCACGCTGGTCGCACCGACGACAACGGCGCTCGCGTCGGCTCCGACGACGGTCTGCGTGCGCGACTTCAGCGTCAAGGTGGACCAGGCGTACAGGGCTCGTGAGGGCTCCTGCACGGGCGGCCAGCCTGGCAAGGGTGGCTCTGCTGACCTGCGCAAGGTGGACGGCTCGATGACCATCGAGTACGACTCCAACAAGCACACCGACCTGATCCTGTCGGATGCGTCCATCTCGCTGATCGCCACATTCACCAGCGGCGCGGATGCGGTACAGGTGGTGCTGCCTGACATCAAGCTCAACGGTGACCTTCCGACGCCGACGACGGGTGATCTGGTGTCGCACAAGGTCAACTTTGAGGCGTTCCACTCGGCCGCTCAGATGATGTGGCTGGTCGTCCGTACGGCGGACACTGCGCTGTGACCACGGTCACTATCGACACGGCCGACTGGCGGGCGTTCCAGGCCCGTCTGAAGGAGGCTGACAAGTCGCTGGCGACCAAGGTCCGAAAGCGACTCCGGGAGGCGGCTGAGCCGCTATCCAAGGAGGTTGCCGAGGAGGGTGCCGATGCGATGCCGTCGGGCATCGTGGACTACCTCAAGGGCAATGCCAAGCCGCGTGTGTCCATGACTGCGTCGGCTGTGCAGCTGGTGCTACAGGACCGCGGCAAGTACGGCGTGCAGCTCGCCAAGCTCAACGAGGGCAAGCTGCGGCATCCGCTGTTCGGCCGCAAGAAGCACTGGTTCCTCCAGTCGGTGGCGGCTGAGTCGTGGACCGAGGCGTTCGCCAAACGGGCCGACGACATCAAGCGGGAACTGATCGACGTACTCGACGATGTGGCAAAGGAGCTCTAGTGAAGGTCATTGTCGACGGTGTCCCGTACGCCGTCTCGTCAAAGCCGCCGACTCGTGAGGCGCTTGAGGTTCTCAACGAAGACCTGATGCGGATGGATCTACCTGGCATGAGGTCCACGCAGCAGCTCATGACTGAGGTCGCCGCACTACAGGGGGCGTCTGCCGAGGAGGCTATGGCGTCGCCGTATCTGATGCCAGGACAGCGCCTCACGGCCTACTTTGCACTTTGGGAGGCTGGTCAGCGCCCCTCATTCCGTGAGCTGCGGTCGTCTGAGATTCAGATCGAGGTGGAGCCGGGCGACGAGCGTCCCCGCCCAAAAGACCACGCGGCACCCAAGTCGCGTGGCCGGAAGAGGGGCACGACTTCCGCGCTGAAGTCCTGACCCGACTGCCGCTGTTCTCGCGGCTGTTCAGCCTGACGCCCCCAGCTATCGACCTGCTCCGGTGGGACGAGTGGCTCGCCTACCGGGACTTTGCAGACGAGTGGCTTCGCAGGCGAGAGGAGGAGAGTCGTGGCTGACAAGGACATCAAGCTCAAGATCACCGGCGACTCATCCGACGCGCAGAAGGCGATCAAGGACGTTGGCGACGAGGCCGAGAAGTCGGGCGGCAAGCTCGGTGGCCTAGGGAAGATCGCAGGTGGTGTTCTCACCGCCGACCTGCTCAAGGGTGCGGCGACAGCTGCGGTTGATTTCGGCAAGGACTCAGTGGCCGCGTTCGCCGACGCGGAAGCGGCACAAGCCAAGCTTGACGACGCGTTCTCCCGGTTCCCCGAGCTCGCTGGGGCGAATGCTGACGCGCTGCGTGAACTGAATGGCGAGCTGCAGAAGAAGACAGGCGCCGACGCAGACGACCTCGCCGCCGCGCAGGCGTCCCTAGCTCAGTACGGCCTGACCGAGCAGCAGCTGCGCGAGATGACCCCGCTACTGGTCGACTATGCAGCGAAGACCGGCAAGGACATGACGACCGCGGCCGAGGATCTCGGCAAGGCGATGCTGGGCTCGGGTAAGGCGCTCAAGAGCATCGGTATCGACTTCAAGGACGCGGGGTCGGTCGCCGGCAACTTCGACCAGGTCATGCAGGGCCTCACGTCGCAGGTCAGCGGCTATGCCGAGACGGGCGTCCCTGAGGCGACTCGCAAGATGGCGATCCTGCGGGCCGAGTTCGGCGACGTCCAGGAGGCGATCGGCGAGAAGCTGCTACCAGTGCTCGTGTCGCTCGCGTCGGCGGGGCTGGCCGCCCTCGACTGGGCGAGCCGGAATCAGGGCGCAGTGACCGCGCTCGGGGCCGTGCTGGGGGTCCTGGCGGCCGCGTGGGTGGCGTCGGAGGTGGCCGCGAAAGCGTCGCAGGTGGCGCAACTCGCGGCGCATCTGTCAGCCGCCGGCGGTTGGGTCAAGCAGGGCGCTGCTGCGGTGGCGTCGGGTGCGGCGATCGTCGCTGCGTGGGTGTCGACGCAGGCCGCCGCGGTTGCTGCTGGTGCTGCTCAAGTGGTCGCGAACGCCCGCGCCGCCGCGTCATGGGTGGCATCGACCGCCGCGATGGTGTCGGCGTCGGTCGCGCAGAAGGCGGTGGCTGCTGCTCAGTGGCTGCTCAACGCGGCCATGTCGGCGAACCCGATCGGCCTGGTCGTCATCGCCATCGCCGCCCTCGCGGCCGGGCTGATCTACGCCTATCAGAACTCGGAGACCTTCCGTAACGTCGTTGACGGCGCGTTCAAGGCGATCGCCGCAGCTGGTACGTGGCTCTGGAACACGATCCTGCAGCCGGTCATTACCGCCATCGTCGGTGGCTTCGCGGCGGTTGCTCGCGGGGTCGCCAACTTCCTGGACGGCCTGAGCAAGATTCCCGGTTTTGGCTGGGCGAAGGACGCCGCCGACAAGATGCGCGGCGCTGCCGATGCTGCCGACAAGCTGGCCTCGAACATCACCAAGATCCCCAATCAGAAGAGCATCGAGATCAAGGTGCTGACGTCGTACACGCAGACCGGTGCGGCA